TCATCGAGAATGCATACGTGTAAATGTTTCGCAACGGTCTCGATAAACGACTTGAAAATGGAACAACGTATTTAAAATATTTATGATCGCTATCTTGTATATTTGGTATATCTTCGCCATTTACAAATATTTTAGCTTTTGCCATTGGTGGGTTATAAAATTCATTGTTTACAGAATATTCTACATTAGATGAAAAGTTATATCGATTTGCAAATACATTTGCAAGTAGAGTGTCACCACCGGTAATTACATCTTCGTTTTCGAAAGATTTTTGTCTAAAGAACCAATTTAAGGTTTTAACAGGTATATTTGGAACAAGTTCAAGTTTTGTGTTTTTTACCCCAGTGGATATATCCAAAGTGGGGTGTTTTTTAACAATGTCTGTAACAAGTATATGTCTTTTATTTGTTATATAAGTACGTTCAGATGGTTCGAGTGTTATTTCCTCGGTAACAATATCAAACTCACTCACTGTTAATGTATCTGTTTCGTTTGTAAAAAAGGTTTGTTTATGAAATTCAAATTCAAATTGAAGTTTTTGTTTATGGATAGCACATATTGGAAAATAAGGACGATTTGGTTTATTTGTTTCATATTCATCACTTTCATATTTACGCGAAAAGAGTAAAGGTATAGGGATATAAACACGAGATTTAGCTTGTGCTAATACCTGATTACCAGATAATAAAGATGTATCCTCTGCATTATTTCTATTTAAAGTGTATCTTTTTGTTCTTTTTTCGGATTCGTCGAGGTATAATTCATCATATATAATTCCCCAATCACCATGATATTTTTCTACTACTGTTTCATCGACACGCATGGTTACCGATTTAAAAATATGTCTCCCTATTTGATCTGTATAATAGCTATCAGTTCCCGTTAAACGGGGTAGTTCAAATGTCACGTACATATTTGCTAAAAGATCACCCATATTTCGTGGGTTATATGTAACTTTTATAGTTTCACCAAATGGCCAAGATGCTGAACCTGAACTTGGTTTATTAATATTTAAATTCTTATGAAACTTTGTAAAATTGGCATGTCTTTTTGGTTCATACTTAAAGAGTGAATGAATAGGATCATCTTCTAAGAGGTATGTATCTTGTTTACCAATTGCGTTGAGTGATATTATAGAACCCGTATTTGGTCCAGATGTATCACACATACTTACTACTTACTATTTATATATTTTTTAAATCACTTTTCCACATATCGATATGAGACATATTCTGTAATAGTTCGAGTTCTTTTTTTATTTTTTCCGTTTCTTCCCTGAGACTTTGTACAGCTTCATGTGTATATTGATATGTTTTGATATTCAAGAGATAATCATAAGAGTTATCTATTTTATCAAATATTTTACCTATTTCATGTTCGAGATCGGAACGTTTACGTTTAAATACAATAAGTTTTTCGTAAATAACCATATCAACAAATTTTGACACATTTTCTAATTTTTTTACTTTATTTTTCAGTGTAGTAATAAGATGTATTTTTCTTTTCTTATATGTTTCTGATCGTATACCAACAAAATCGAATAGTATTTCTTCTGGGCTAGTATATTTATGAATACCTTTTGTGGGGTGAAACAAATGCATATTTGATACATGAAACGTTTTCTGAAGTTTGAAATCTTTTATAATATCGCCACCAGTGTACCCCGTTATCTCAAAATTAACATTTTCGGTTGTACTGTTATTTACATAATTTGTAATTTTCTTTTTTTCGATAAGGGTATCGAGGTACTCCTTATATTCCTGTGTCCAACGTCCCGGTGGAAGTTCTGTTATAGATATATTTTTACTCGAAGATTTCCATACACCTTCTGTAATCCATAACCCATCTTCATTACTAAAAACACGACCTTTAAATTTATCAAACCACGGTTTCATTGGAATAACAGTTTCACCCTTAATTATACGTTCAATATTTGCACGTATATCATTCGGATTAAACGGTGGTATATATGAACTAAAACCCGTGCCAATACCTTCGGTTCCATTTACTAAAACAGTTGGTAAAATGGGAACATAATAATCGGGTTCTATTTGTTTACCGTCATCGTCGAGGTAGTTTAATACTGGATCATCCCTCGAATCAAATAGTATTCGCGCATTTTTAGTCAGTTTTGTAAATATATACCTAGTCTGACTTGCATCTTTACCACCCATGAGACGTGTACCAAATTGACCACATGGTTCAAGTAAATTAATATTATTCGATCCCGTAAAATTATGCGCTAATTTTACAATTGTATCCGCCAAAGATACTTCACCGTGATGATAGGATGTTTTTTCCGAAACGTATGCGGCCAATTGCGCAACCTTCATTTCAGTTGTAAGATTTTTTGTGAAACATGCATATAATACTTTTCTCTGAGACGGTTTTAATCCATCAGAAACGTGTGCAATAGACCTTTTTAAATCAGCGAGACTGAAATTTACTAAATCTTTATGAATAAAATCAGAAATACCAAGACGTTCAACGTTACCATACGGTATTTCAAGTTCGGACGCCTTCTTTTCTGTACTTTCAAGTAACCATGTTTTACGTAAATCTGATTTTGTCTTATCGAATGCGAGAATTATAGATTCGTCCATGGAACTATCTGCATCAAATTGAACAGTAAGATCTTTTATTTTTTTAAAGTATTCGCGTGCCTCCACAGATGTAGATGTACCGAGACCCTTATAATATTTAATTTTCCACCCAGCTTTACCGTTACCGTACCATTGTCTAAACGTCGAGTCCGTATAAAACGATTTTGTTTCTGAACCCTTGGTTGCTTTTATAATAGGAGTGACCATACTTACAACAAAATTAAGTTTAAGTAAACTTGGCCAGAAATAATGAATCATATTAAGAATGAGACCCTTGATATGACTTCCGTCATTATCGGCATCTGTCATTATCATGAGTCGACCGTATCTGAGTTCAGAAAGTGATGTATATACTTTACCCTGTTGAAGACCTAAAATTTTTTTAAGATCGTTAAACTCCTTGTTTTCAGTAAGTTGTTTTACACTCGCGTCACGAACATTTTTACATTTACCTCGGAGTGGGAAAACGCCATAATAATCGCGACCAACGACTGAAAGACCCGCAATTGCAAGCGTTTTTGCAGAATCTCCTTCGGTAACGATAAGAGTACACTTCTTAGAATGTGATGTACCGGCCTTATTTGCGTCATCGAGTTTTGGGATACCCGTTATTTTTGATTTACGAGAACCATCTGTCTTTTTGAGCTCTTTCATTTCACGAAACTTTGACAGTGCTGTGAGTTCTGATTGAATACTCGTTTTTAGAATATTTTTTATAAACGTTTTTGGTGGTTCAAATTTACTTCCAAAATCTTGTGGTTTAAGTGTACATTCCGATTTAACCTGACTACTAAAACTTGGATTAACAAGAGTCGCCTTTACGAATACAAAAAACGCATTTTTGACTTGTTGGGGGCGAAGTTTTATCTTTTTTGCCATATCTTCGATAACACCGTTTGCAAGTATTCCCGAAACATGGTCAACATGCGAACCACCTTTTGTAGTGCATATACCATTGACAAACGATACATGTTCAAATCCATCATCCGATGGTGCGATACATACTGACCATCTGTCACTTATAAATGTACACATTTCATCTGTTTTTGTATACATTTTTGCGTATGTATTGAATGTGCATTTTGGTAAAGGTTCACCTTGAAATTTTACTTTACAGTTTTGTGATGTACAAATATTTGCATCATATACACGTTTTTCGAAAATTTTGTATATAGTCTCGTCCATTCTTGACATACCAAAACGTTTCCAATCGGGTATAAAAGTGATTGAAACGTTTGAAGTCGCACCCGAATATTTTTTTATTTTAGGTGTACCACATGTTTTCATATTATTTGACCAATCTTGTGTATATATACACTTATTTTCACCATCTTTAATTTTAACAGAAAATTTAGTTGAATAAACATTTGTAAGTTTTGCACCATATCCATTACGACCACCCACAACACGTTTTTGTGTATCGTCATAATTCGTACTCGTGAGTAAATGACCAAAAGTCAATTCTGGGTTCCATAAACCTTCTTTTTCATGCATTTTAACTTCGATTCCACCTAAAGGTCCATTGTTTTCGATAGTTATTTCACCAGATGTTTTATCGATAGAAACACCAAGAGATGTTACATTTTTTGGGTACATGGAGTTTCGATCGATAGCGTTTACTAAAATTTCATCAAATATTTTCAAGAGTGCTGGTGAATACACGACACTTTTCTTTTCAAAGTGTCCAGTATCGTGTATCCAATACGGTTCAGCTACATGCGAAACTGGTCCAACATATGAATCTGGACGCTTTAAAATGTGTTCCACGTGTGTAAGTTTTTGAATACTTTCACTCATTTATACTGTATCGAGTCTTTTACTTAAGTATCTTTTTAGGTCTTCGTACCAATATAATAATTCCTCTTTTGTTTTTGACTTGGGTTGTGGAAATATATTTTTTATACGACCACATTCGCGGTCCCTGAATACAGGGGGGTGAAAATTTTTAAAAGATTCTTTATAACATGCATAACAAACACGTTTTGCAGCTATACCAAAACATTTTAGATGCATACCGTTATTAAATGTAAAAATATGTCTCATTTTTTTATATTCGCGTATAAGAATTCGTTCCCTCGAATTATCTGTGTGTATACAGGGGTCTAAAGGGCAATTACATACATAACATTCTGTTGTCCACTTAAGATACATTTTAAAGTAAATGTTTTTATTTTTTATATTATTCACCTAAAGTGAAGCTATATGTTCTTCTAAGTTTTGTAAAGAACCACATCCTTTATTAACCTAAGTTATTTTTATTTTACTTAATAAGTATATTATTTCAAATGTCGCAATATTTTTTGCCATCTGTGAAACAGACGAATTTTGGTGATACTGTAAATGTACTCACTAAAAAACATCAATCAAATATTCAAAATTATGATGATTGTTTACGCGTGTCTAAAAATATGAAAGATTTTAAAAAAACACCAGAAGAAATGGCACAAATTCTCGATAAAATGAGAAAAAAGAAACTCGAGTGTCAGAAAACAAACCCGATACAAGTTATAGATTTTGTTCCTAAACAAGAAGTCTCTGAAAATCGTAATATATGTAAAGCTTTTACATTATCGGGTAAAAAATGTACATTCAAAGCCGTGTGTGGTGACTACTGTAAAAAGCATAGAATAGATGATCAAGTGTTAGGAACTAGACCAAAAATAAATGTTCCTCTATTATAAAAAGATGTTAGATCAAGAAACGCTTAGACCTGTTATAATAGCTATGGTACTTTATCTTGCAATTTCAAAATTTGTACCAGAAATACTCAAACAACCAACTAATATTAAATTTATAGATGATATTGTTGCCATGCTCATCGCTCAGAGAGGTTCACTCACTTCCGGTGTTATTTTGACTGGTATTATCGTTTTCCTTACCAATTACATTAGTGACGAATTCTTGTAATACATTTTCTTTGCATGTTAACATATGAGTTCTCGGGTGTTCCATATACCTTAGTTTCTTGGTATATGCATCTTCCATAAATTCGCGTAATTGTTTTTCATCTGGTTTTCCCCATTGCATGCCAGCTTTAAACAAAAAATCATCTCTTATCAATTCCTGACGTTCGCAATCAATTGTATAAGGTGTTTTTATATATTCGGGTGCACCCCCATAATCTGTTATGATAACTGGTTTGTTTCGTAATGCTGCTTCGACCGCACCCAACCCTATTCCTTCTGAACTTGAAAAACTTACGTAACAATCACCCAGGGCGTGAATTTTTTCCATTTCTTCGTCTGGTATAAGACCATTTATAACTTCAACATTGGGTATTTTTATTTGTATAGGTTGTTTACACGTCGCTTTTATGAGGAGACGTGAATCGGGTTTATTCATACGAACGAACGTTTCAATAATCTTATTAAAGTTCTTTCTTGGATCGGTTATGTTTCCTATGTGATAAAATGTGTATGGTCTATTATCTGGTACATGAGCGTGTATTATAAAAAAATCTGTATCAGGAAATTGTTTTTTAAATACTTTTCGACAAAATTCACTTGGTACGGCAATTTTATCAAATAATGCAAAGAGTTTACCATAATCTTCGTGTACAGTTTCAGTTTCGCATATAGTCATACACGTTACATTTTTAATTTTACGTTTGATTTCAGGTATCTTATCAAGCCAATATTGAATAGGTAATGCATAAATAAATGCATTTTCACAGACCGGAATTTCATCATTTATTTCGATACATTTACAATCAGGAAAAAGTTTCGTGTATTTTCTTAACTGCTGTCCTATACCACTTAATGCAGTTGGTCCAATGAATAACATTTAGTATAAAGATAATCTTTCTTTTATATATATTACGCGATGGACTCTGTCAGAGAACAAATTCAAATTCAACTTTCACGATCGAAAGTTCACTCGGATGAACTTTATAGTATTATCAAACAGATTGCCGATCACATCGATCCACCAAAAGCTGTAGCTCCAGCCCCAGCACGAACTGTCAAACCAGACCCAGCCCCAGCCCCAACTCCAGCCCCAACTCCAGAACCAACTCCAGCCCCTAAAAAGACGGTTAAACGTGTCGTTAAAAAGAAGGCTGAGGCATAGACGGTGTAC